CGCCCGTACAGCGTCGCCGAGCACAGCCTCCTGGTCGTCGAGATCATGGAGCGCGACATGGGCATCACCCAGCCCGGCGCACTCCTGGCCGGCCTGACGCACGACGCCCACGAGGCCTACTGCTCCGACTTGTCGACGCCGATGAAGCGCGTGCTCGGCCCGGCCTGGGAGCAGTGCGAGGCGCGCATCCAGCACGCCGTGCGCGGCGCCTTGGGCGTGCTGGCCGTCAGCGCTGGGTGGCGCCACGAGGTGCACCACGCCGACATGGTCGCGCTGGCCACCGAGCGCCGCGACGTGCTGCCGCGCAGCGAGGCTCTCTGGCTGGCCCTGACCGGCATTGAGCCGACCGAGTGTGTGCGCCTGGGCAGCCGCGCATGCCTGGGCTGGGAGCACTGGCGGCAGGCGTTCCTCGACAAGTGGACCGAGCTGGCCAGCGCCGTGCTGGCCGGTGGGCGGGAGGCCCAGGTATGAGCCGCAAGCGCTGCCACCGCCGGCCGGTGCGCCCGCTGCCGCCGCCGGGCATGCGGCCGAAGCTCAGCCGCGCCCAGGTGCTCGACCTGGCACTGGCCCACATGACCAACCTCGACGTCATCGCCCGGGGTGAGGCCGACGAGGACGTGCTCTGGCAGGTGTTCGGTGGCGGCCTGACCTGGCTGCGCATTGCCGAGCGCCTGCAGGCCGGCGTGGACGATATGCGCGAGCAGATCGGCCTGTGCGAGCGCCTGGCCGAGCGCTTCGAGCGCACGGGCCGCGTGGCCTTCAGCGGCCCCGAGTACCAGCGGGCGAAGCAGCACGTCGAGGTGATGGACGCCCTGGCGCAGGCCGTCGACCAGCACGTGGCCGCCGAGGCCGCCGACTGGAGCGAGGAACAGATCAACCGGATGGCCCGGGCCGCGCGTGAGCGCCGGCTGCAGGCCGCGTGAACGAGAGAGCCGACCCATGAACGAACGGACCTACAACCCCGCGCCGCACAGCGTGGCGTGGCGCGTGTGCAGCTACTTCATCCAGCAGCCCGAGGAGGAGCTGAGCGAGGCCGACATCTCGCTGAAGTTCGACTGCTCGCTGGCCAGCGTGAAGACGCTGCTCAAACCCTCGGTCGACACCGGCCTGCTGACCCGCGCGGCGCGCGTCTACGGCCCCGGCGCTGCCCTGGCGGCGTGGCACGAGCGCATGGAAGCCAGGAAGGCCGAGGCCGTGACCGCTGCCAAGAAGGTGGCCGCCAAGCGCGAGACCAAGATGCCGGCCGCCCACCTGCCCGAGCTCGACATCGACAGCCTGCCGCCGGTCGAGGCCGACGTGCCGGTGCCGGGCAGCAACCAGTCGATGCGCCGCGGGCGCACCAAGTACGACAGCCTGTTCGCCACGCTCACCGAGATCGGCCACAGCCGCCTGGTGCCTGCGCACTACTGCGACGCGATCAAGAAGGCCGCGGCCATTCGCAAGAAGTACCACGGCGAGGCCTACGTGCTGATGCGCGTGGACCCGCAGATGGCGCGGATCTGGCGCGTCGAGCCGAAGGCCCGCAAGGGCACGCAGGCCGCGAACGACGCGGCTGAGAGGAGCGCCGCATGAGCGCCTTCGACATGCAGGCCCTGGCGCCCGGACAGCGTGAGCTGCTCACGCAGAGCCGCCGCGTGAGCATGGGCAACGGTGACCGCAAAGCGCCGGTGCTGCGGCCGGGCGCGATGGATGCGATGCAGCTGCCAAGCCGCATGGGCTCGCGGCTCGTGTGGCGGGATGGGCGGGCGCAGAGGCTTGAGGAGGCGCAGACATGAGCGAGCCCACCCTCCCCTTTACGCGCCCCGCGCACGTGATGACTCAGACCGCCCTGACCGGCGACGACTGGACGAGCGACCGCGACCGCAAAGCCCAGGCGCGCGCCGAGGCCGCACGGCGCAAAGCCGCGCTGGCCTGCGCGGCGAAGCTCGAGGCGGCGGCGGAGGCAGTCAGCGCCTACCTCTCGGCCTGCCACGAGTGCAACGACGGCAGCGATGACCGCCAGCTCGGCATTGCGGACGGCCGGCACAAGCTGATCAGCGACTGCATGGAGTACAGCAGCTGGCTGGAGAGTGTGTACGGGAGCGGCCGATGAGCAGCATCACCGAGCAGTTGCAGTGGCAGCAAGCATCGAGCGCCATGCCCGATGCGGACATCACGGTGCTGTGCTGGATCGTCTACGACGACGGCACGACCGACTGGTGTCCTGGGTGGTGGGATGGCGCCGAGTGGCGCGATGCCTGCAACGGCGGCCAGATCGCCGGGGCCGTGACGCACTGGAGCGAACCGGGAGGGCCTGCACATGAATGACCTGATGATCGACCTTGAGACGATGGGCACCGGCCCGAATGCGGCCATCGTCGCCATCGGCGCTGTGCTGATCGACCTTGACGCCGGTACGCTGTGCGACACGCCGTTCTACTCGCCGGTGCGGCTGGAAGACAGCGTGAGCCACGGCCTGACGATGGACGCCGGCACCGTCATGTGGTGGCTGCGCCAGAGCGATGCAGCCCGGGCGGCCATCAGCAGCAGCGAAGCGTCGCCCCCGGGCGGCAGTCTGCAGTGGGCGCTCAACACGCTGCGCTGGTACATCGAGAAGTACAGCGACCCGAAGAGCGTGCGCGTCTGGGGCAATGGCGCGAGCTTCGACTGCGTGATCCTCGCCAACGCCTACCGCGCCATCGGCAAGCAGCCGCCCTGGCGCTACTACAACGAACGCTGCTACCGCACCGTGAAGGCGCTGCACCCCGATGTCCCGATGGAGCGCGAAGGCACGCACCACCAGGCCCTGCATGACGCGATGAGCCAAGCGCGGCACTTGGTGGCCATGCTGTGCGGCAAGGAGCAGCCAGCATGCTGACCCCGCAGTTCCTGCTGCCCCTGGCCGATGAGCTGGTGGTCGACAACTTCGCCGGCGGCGGCGGCGCCAGCACCGGCATCGAGCGCGCGATCGGCCGCCCGGTCGACATCGCCATCAACCACGACCCCGAGGCCGTGGCCATGCACCAAACCAATCACCCGCAGACGCTGCACCTGTGCGAGTCGGTCTGGGACGTCAACCCGCGCGAGGTGTGCGCCGGCCGGCGTGTCGGGCTTGCGTGGTTCAGCCCCGACTGCAAGCACTTCTCGAAGGCCAAGGGCGGCAAGCCGGTCGAGTGTTGGGCTGGCGGCCTGTGTGATTGAGTGGTGGAGCGACAGATGAGTGAGCCGACGATGCATGACCTGGAGCGCCGGCTCGATGAGATGGGGCGCGAGCTGTACCTTGGACGCCTGGCGCTTGCGCAGGCTGAGCCGATGATCGACCGACTCAACGCCGAACTGCCGCGCATGCTGGCCGACCTGCAGACCCAGGCCAAGCAGATCACCGATCTGCGCGGCCAGCGCGACGTGCTGCTGCAGCTGCTGCGCGACGCGGCCGACGTGCTGCACACGGTTGTCGGTGCTGACGCCGACGAAGACCGGCGCCTGCGCGAGATGCGCGACCTGATCGCGGATGCCTGCGGCGGCGTGATGCTGGCGATGGTGCAGGAGGCGCAGCGATGAGCCGCGCCGCGATGCAGCAAGCGCTCGACGCGATCGAGGGCAGCGGGTGCAAGGCCGAATTGATCGCCGCGGCAGATGCGCTGCGGGCTGCGCCGGCAGAGCAGCCGCAGCCGGTGGCGTGGATGGTCAAAGACGAGGGGCTGTACTGGACTGAGGAAGCCGCCATTCGCCGTGCCGATCAGTTCGTGGAGCCGCTTGACGTGGTGCCCCTCTACACCACCCCGCCCACGCCGCAGCCGCTGCGGGACCTGTGCGCGGCGGCATATCAGGCGGTCGGGGTAGCAGACGGGCCGGTCGAGATGCTCGACAACCTCTGGGCCGCAGCAGAGGGTAAGCCACTGCCTCACGATCCGGGTGCCGGCCTTCCGTGGTCACCACCAGCTCCGCAGCCGGTGGCGGACGATGACATCGACATCCTGACCGCGAAATCACGCGACGATCTTATGGATTTCATCTACGAGTACGGCACGACCTCAGAGGGGCAACAACGGTTCATCCGACAGATCGCCCGCGCCGTCGAGGCCGAGGTGCTGAAGCGCATGGGGGTGGGGAAATGACCATGCCCCGTCAAGGTAGTGGCGACGCGGGCCGATTACTTGGCCGCGATTTGTAGGGCCTAACGCCAGGTTAACCGCGCCCGACACGGCGCAACAGGAGCAACGATGAACGAACAGAACTCGCCGGCCGTTGGGGCTCCGGTTGAACCGACAGTTAGGCGCGCTCACTGGGTAGCCGATCGCCGCATTGTGCTGAGCAAGCGTGTCTCGCTGCCGGAAACGAACAAGACTATGCACCTGCTGGCGCACTTGGAAGAGACGCCAATGCTTCGGAAGGAAGCCGCGGCATATTTGGGCAGCAAGCAGTTTCAGAAGCTTTTGCGAGCTGGCGCGGTAACGCAATTCACCGATGTCAACCCGGACTATGCAAACAGCACACGGGGCCAGAGGGTGATGTGCGAGTGGGTCACGCGCGGAGAAGCGGACTTCAAGACGCGGGCGCGGGCGGCATCGACGGGCAACTACTCACCAACGACGGTGCGATGGGCGGTGAAGGTGTTGCGGAAGCTCGGCTACACGGTCACAGACCCAAGCGCCTAACGCCCGAGTTCAGCCGCCGTAGGTCGGCTGGAACGAAGTGTTAGGCAGCACTGTTGGAGAAACGATGAGACAGACGCATGAATGGCCCGGCCACTGGACGCGAGTAGCGCCCAGCGTGGAAGACCACCCGCAAGGCCGCGAACTGGCCTGGATGGCTCGCGGCCACCCGTTCAACCGCCCGGTGATTGCGCGCTCCAATGTGGGCGTGAAGTGCATCAGCCCGCAGGGCATAGGCGGTGGACAGATCATCAAGCCGACCTATGGTCCGTTCGTGAGAGTCGAGTTGATGGCCGACAGCTTCCACGGGCAGGACGCCAGCGAATACGGCTGGTTCCGCGACCTTGAATGGCTGGGGCCGCTGGTGCTTCCTAACGCAAAGCTAGCCGGAAAACCCGGCAGCTACAAACGATGACAGGCACCACGATGCCGCCTGCCGGGGTTTTCCGGCTGAGCGATTGTTGGGCGGCTGGTGAACGAAGGCACGAAAGGAGGCCCGCTGTGGCTGAACTGATCTTGACGGACGCGGAGAAGGCGGCCGAACTGTGGACGGACTTGGACGACCAGGCGCTGGGCGCGTTGATGCGCAAGAAGCTGATTCAGTTCAAGACTGCCGCCGAACAGATGGACCGAACCATCACGATGACTGCCGCGCTGCTGCTGTGCTGCGATGCCGCAGAGGCCGGCGCCACCGAACTGACGGTGAGTGTGGAGGGCGTGACCCAAGCGGGCCGCGACTTCGGAGACTGGCAAATCGTGGCGGTGCGCAAGCCGCCCAACGCTTGAGCTAAGGCGCAGGCGCCGGTACTCCGGCGACTGTCGCCCTTGAGCGAAGTGTTAGGCCCCAACCAACCGGAGCGAGACGATGGACCAAAAGCAGATAGACACCATGGCCGAGGCACTGCGGCGCCAGGGGTTGACTTGGAGCCAAACGAACTTTGCCGTTTCGCTGGTGCGCAACGCCGTGACGACCGAGCGCGAGCGCGCGGCCCGTGTGTGCGATGACGAGGCGCGCATACGCGAGGAAGCCGGCAAGCAGCACCAGGAAGACAGCGAGAGCCGCAGCCGGTGCTTTGCCGCCGCCAGGGCTGCGCAGAACTGTGCAAAGGGGGTGCGCAATGGCGAGGAGGTTTGACCTGTGGCTGGTTGCAGCGGTGACGCTGTACGCGGCCAACATCATCGGCTGGGCCGCGTGGGCGCTCTGGCGCGCTCTTGGGGCCTAACGATCGAATTCAGCCGCGCCGCTAGGCGTCGGCTGGAATGAGGGGTTAGCCCGCTCCCCCGAAAAGCGGCACAACGTAGGAACGACATGGAAACGATGATTCAACCGAAGGTGACGGGCTACCGCCAACTGACCGCGACCGAGGCCGCGCTGATGAACGAGGGCAAGGCACTGGCCGAGCAGTGCGGCGCCTACATCGCCAAGCTGCGCGCGATGCCTGCCACGGGCGCCAACGGCGTGCCGTTCACGAACGACAGCCCGGACGGCCCGGTTCCCAGCATCGACCAGCGCTGGGTTTCCATCGGCGCGACTGACCTGCAGCGCGGGTTCATGGCCGTGATTCGCGGCATCGCACAGCCCAGCACGTTCTGAGCATGGAAGCGGCGCCCGACTTTGAGGCCCTGCGCGCCCGCCGCAATGCGGCCGTGCAGGAGATGCACCAGAAGATGGCCGACGAGTGGGGCGTGCCGCTGCAAAGCCTGCGCTCCAACTTCAACCCGGGCGCCTGCTACTGCGCATGCGCCACGGGTGGCCCTTGCGAACACAAGTGGGATGGCGAAGGCTGGGAGAGCGAGGACGGCTGCGCATGGAGCGCGACGTGCTCACGCTGCGGCAGCACCGCCATGAGCCACGACATGAGAAACGCCCCGTGAACCACAAGCGGGCTAACGTTGCAAATAAGCTGCCGCCGTAGGCGGTCAGCTTGATTTGCGTGTTAGGCGTGTGGTGGAGAAACGAGAGGAACTATGAGCAGCGACTATGGACACCTTGCACAAGTGCGCGACCGGGCAATGGCCGAGCCGCACCACCCGCAGAAGCTGGTGAATGTGCGCCTGGACTACCTTGATGCGGTGCTGAAGCACTACGCGGCAATGGCCGGAGAGCATGCGGTGCTGGCTGGCCTGCTGCGCGACTGCGATGCGGTGCTGGCGACGATTGAAGCCGACGACGGCGACGAGGCCGAGAAGATGCGCGACCTGCGCATGGCGCTGGCTTATGCACTTGACCCCTACAAACGCGAAGGAACGCTGCTGTGATGGCTTTTGACAAGGCGGCGGCCTACGCAAACGCGCTGGACACCGACATGGCCGCCGAGCCGTGGCAGCAGGTGCGCAACAGCGAGCTATGGCGCGGGTATGTGGGCACGATCTACGGGTGCCCGGTTGGCACCGACAGCGGCATGTACTTTGAGACGAAGCACGAAGCGCTGGAGAACGCGCGCCTGTTCCGCGAGCAGTGCCGCGAGATCCGGCGCAAGGCAACTGGTGGCGCGCATGAACACGCCTAACGCGAAATAGACCAACCATGTCTCTGCCGCCCGTCTTGGACGTCGACACCGCCGCGCAGCTTCTGCGCTGCGAGCCATCGACCGTGCGCGAGAGGCTGCGCCAGGGCGACCTTCCCGGCGTCAAGCTCGGTACCGACTGGGTGCTGCCGTCCGGAGCGCTGCTGCAGCGCCTGGACGAGCTGGCCCTCGAGGAGTCGGCAAGGCGCCGCGCGCCGCCGCCGGCCCCGCAGGCCGTGGCACTGCGGCAGGTGCCCGGCAAGGCACCTCGCCGGCCGCCTGTGCTGCCGGTGCTGCCGGCGTTGCCGGCGCTACAGCCGTTGACTGAAGCCGAAGCGACCGACCTTGTGGGGCGAGTGGTGTCGACCTCCGCTCGCCCGATCGGCATGGTGGAGTTCGGGGTGCTGGTTGTTCGCTCGGTCGAAGCCGAGCTACTGCGCAAGATGGGGGGCAAATGCTGACAGCCGCCCAGGTCGCCGAGCAGCTTGGGCTGAGCCGGCGAAAGGTGTACGACTTGGCGAGGTCGGGCGCCCTGCCGTCGTACCGTTTCGGCGATGCGGTACGCTTCGACCCCTCAGACGTCACCGCTTACAAGACCGCATGTCGATCCGCTGGGACACCCGCAACAAGCGCTGGCGCTTCGAGTTCGACCGCTACGTTCAAGGCCGCCGCACGCGGACTTCTCGACTCCTTCCGAAAGGCTGGAGTCGCACCCAGGCTGACGCCTTCGACCGCACCGAGAGCGCCCGCCTCTACGCCGTTGCGGCTGGCATCCAAGACGACGACCCCCTGATCGACACGGCCGTCGCCCTGTACCTGCAGGACAAGACGGGCCTCAAGTCCTACAAGGCCACAGCCGAGCACTTGGCGGCCATCGCCTGGGCCTACGCCGGCCGGCCGATGTCGGAGCTGCCCGAGGTGTCGCGCGAGATCGCCGCGAAGCGCCTCGTGCCGAAGACCGAGCGCCGGGACGAGCACGTCATCAGCATCACGACGGCGAAGAACCGCATCGCGGTGCTGAAGGCCGCCTGCCGCCACGCATGGAAAGCGCACGGGATCACCAAGCACGACCCGACGACGCGGATGATGCTGCCGGCCGTGCGCAACGAGCGCCAGGTCTACGTGCAGCGCCGGGGCATGGTGCAGGCCGCGCGTGCCTGCACGCACCGCGAGGCCCGCGCCGCCATCCGCCTGGGGTTCTACACCGGCCTGCGCCTGGGCGAGCTGCTGCGCGCCGAGGTCGACGGCGACCTGATCCTGCTGCGCGACACCAAGAACGGCGATGTGCGGGCGATCCCCGCACACCCACGCATCCGTCACCTGCTGGCGTGGCTGCCGCTGAAGGCGCCCAAGATCACCATCCAGCGGGCCTGGGAGCGGGCGCGCGACGCCGTGGGCCTTGAGGGCGTGCGCTTTCATGATTTGCGCCACAGCGCAGCCAGCGAGATGGTCAACGCCGGGGTCGATCTATACACCGTGGGGGCCGTCTTGGGCCACCGCGATCCGCGCTCGACCAAGCGCTACGCCCACCTGACGGCCCGCACACTGGCGGATGCCGTGGGCAAGATTGGCAAGAGGAAGTCAGGATGATTCGATTCGACGAGCGCAACGGGCGGTGGCGCTGGGAGTTCGACCGATACATCCAGTCGGAGGATGGGAGCGAGCGCGTTCGCAAGTCCCGACTCTTGCCGAAGGGAGTGTCCGAAGAGCAAGCGCAGGCGTTGGCGGCCAAGCTGGAGGCCGAGGAGTACGTCAAGCGCCGTCTGGTCAGCGCTGTAGGCGCGTGGGACGACTACGTGTCGCGGCTGGTCGCTGACAAGGGCTCGTGGCTGCACTCCACCCTTGCTGGCTGCCGATCCAGATCGTCAGCGAAAGGAAGATCGGCGAGCCTGACTGCCTCGGAGTTGGAGGCGATCATGCGCCGCAGCCGCGGAAGGTGTGAGGTGAGCGGCATTGCGTTCCAGATTCACAAGCCAGATGAATCCCGGGCGCGCCCGTTCTTTCACAGCCTAGACCGTGTCGACTCCTCAAAGGGGTACGTCGCCGCGAATTGCCGCTTGGTCTGCTACGCGGTGAATCTCGCAATGTCCAACTGGGGCGAAGAGGTATTCGCGCAGATTGCGACCGGCTACATCGTCAACCGCTACTGCGCGTTGGGACTGACTGCGCACGCCCTCGTTCCCAACATGGAACCGGTCAAATGCGCCCGCACACTTAAGTTGGCACGTTAGCGGGCACTATCGCAAAAAGCCTTACGGCTGGCGGAAAGGGAGGGATTCGAACCCTCGATACGGTGAAACCGTATACCGGATTTCGAGTCCGAGGCGCGCGGTTTACGAACCCGCTCTGAGGCGGTCTTTCATAGGTGAACGACGCCGCGCATCTTGCGCAGTATTCGCATTTCGTGCCCGATGGTGGACAGATTTCCCCGCACACTTTCCGCACACTCACCGGCCTGTCACAGACACCCCGCTGACCTCGGTGACGTAGCGTTGCAGCCCGGTGGCGGTGGCAGCAACTCGATCACCTGCTGCCGCGCACGCTGCAACCAGTTCCGCGCCTTCTGCGAGTAGTCCTGCCAGTCGGTCACGCTGCTGTCGGACATCAGCGCAGCCGGCGGGCTGGGAAGCTCCGGGGGCGGAAGCGGTGGCGCTGGCGAGCGCGTCGCGCAGGCCGCGAGCGTCAGCGGCAGCAGCATCAGCGTGAGCCTGTGCCGCGCGTAGTGCTTGGTGGGTGTCATGGTCGATCCTCCCGGTTGCCCTGGCGCGCTCGCGTGCCAGCTCGCGCGCTTGCTCGGCCGCGGCGTCGGCCAGCTCGCGGGCCTTGAGCTGGGCGCGGTCGTGGCCGGCGCGGTACGCGGCCGTGAGCGCCCAGCCGGCTGCGGCGACGATGCCGGCGGCCAGGGCGGCGCGGGCGGCCAGGCCGAGCCAGGGCAGCATCACGACCGCTGGCCGTCCTGCGCGGCGGCCTTGGCGGCTTGCACCACCTCTGCGGCTTGAGCGGCAGCGTTCTTTGCCTGCTCTGCGTCCTGCGCAGCCTGCTGCTGCGCGTCCATGGACTGCTTGGCCTCGGCTTGCACCGCGTGAATCAGGCGCGCTACCTCGGCGTACGGCCGGGTGCCGAGGTAGGTCAGCACGGCGTCGACGAGCTGGACGGACAGGGTAACGGTGGTGGGCGTGGTCATGCGTGGCTTTCGGTGTTGTTGGCCCACGGCAGCGCCGGCTGCACGATGGGCGGGTTGATGAGGTCGTTGACCTGCTTGGTCAGCGCGGCCTCAGTGGCCGCGCGGTCGACGCCGCTGCCGTAGACCCAGCCGAGCACTTGGTCCTCGGTCAACTCGCTGTAGGGCACGAAGCCCTCGGCGCTCTCAGGCTGGCTCCAAGCGCACGATCCGTACGCGGCGGCGCTGTGCGGGCCGTCGCTCGCCGTCGCTCGCCAGCCGCACTCGACGACCAGATTTTCGACGCCTTCGATCTGCGGGACGCAGCGCATCCACTCGATTTGCCAGAGGATGTTCATGATGTTGCCTTTCAGTTGTTGGTGGTCTTGGCGTGCAGGTAGTAAATCGTTCCGCCAATATCGACTTCTATGGTGCGGTTGGGCGACGTTGGGCTGACCGTGTGAACGGTGCCGAGTCTCCAGTTGGCAGCAGTACCACCTGTCGGCGCTTCGGTGCGGATTTGCCCGGCGACTTCGAGCCGAACAGCAGGGCTCGTGGTCCCAATACCGACATTGCCCGTATTGCTGATAACGACATTTGTCGAGCCGCGGTTGTTGTTGCCGAAGCTCAGGGTGTCGGTGCTGCGATCCGCCCAGATTTGCCAGTTGCGCTGGCCCTGATTTTCGAAGCCGATTCCTGCGCTGTTGCCCGCAACGTTTGTGGCACTGACCCAGACTTGCGGATTGCTCGCGCCAGTCAGCGTCAGCAGATAGCCGGGGTTTGAATCGTTGATGCCAACATTCCCGCTGCTGGTGATCCGCATGCGCTCGCCATTGTTGGTGGCAAACCGCAGCGGGCCAGCTTGGGAGTTCATGATCGTTAGCTGACTCGATCCTGGAACCCATTCAAGGTACGCGGCTGTGTACGCAGCACCCATGTTGATGTACGCGGCCGAGGAGATGCTTGCGCCGCGAGCGGTGATATCACCTTGGACATCGAGCTTCGTGCCTGGTGTCATGCCAATACCGACATCACCGGTACTGCTGATCCGCATGCGCTCCGACGCACCAGTCGCCACCGACCACGTGTTCGCGGCGGGGAAAAACACCCCCGTATCCAAGTCGCCAATCGTGGTCAGCGCGGGGGCGGCGGCGGTGCCGGCTGCGAGCCGAGTCTGGCCGTTGAGCGTCGCATCAGAGACCGTGGGGCTGGTCGCTCGAACCACATTGCCCGTGCCGGTGGGCGTCCCGAGACCGAGCGACACCAGCGCCTCGGCAGGAGTTTCGCGCACCCAGGCGGTCCCGTTGCTGACCAGAAAGTTGTCGACCGCGTGCGTGAGCGCCGCGATGGCGGTCAGGTCAGAGTCGAGCGGCTGCGCGTCGGTGATTCCGTAGCCGGCCAGGGTCGTCGGCTTGCTGGTGATCGAGGACCACGCCGGGGTGATGGTGACGGCGGTGCCGATGCTGGTGACACGGCCCTTGGCGTCGACCGTGAACGGGCGCATTGAGGTGGCGCTGTCGTTGTAGGTGCCCGCGCTGACGCCGCTGTTGGCGAGCGTCAGCGTGATCGCCGTGGCGCCCGAGCCCGTCGCGTCGCCGCTGATGCTGACGGTCTGGTTGCCCGTCAGGTAGCTGGCCCCGTCGAGGCTCCACGTGTTGGCCGCCGTCTTGCGCAACAGGCCGGCGGTGCCGGCGAGCGCGCCGATGGCCTGCAGGTCAGCGTCGTAGCCCTGCACGTCGGTGCCGATGGCCAGGCCGAGCGCGGTGCGCTGCGCTGGCGCGTCGGCGGCAGTCAGCAGTGCCCGGCCAGCGGCGGTGCTGTCGGTGATGTCGGCAGCGGCGATGGTCACTGCGCCGGTGCGGCCGGCCACGCTCTGAACTGGCGCGGCGGTTGCGGCCTCGGCTGCGGTGGTGTACTGGCTGTGCGGGTCCGTGGCGGCCAGGTGCGTGGCCATGCTGGCCGCGGCGGTGCCGGCGGCCTCCTTGCCGTCGAGCGCAGTCTGCAGGCCGCTGACGGTGCTGATGGCCTGGGTGCCGGTGTGCGTGGCGCGGTCGCGGAGCTGGGCGTCGGTGGCGTTGGCGGTGGCGGCCGGGGCGATGCCGTCAAGCTTGGTCTTGTCGGCTGCGGCCATAAAGCCGGCGGCGCTGGTGGTGGCGTTGGCGTGCGCCGCGCCGCCCGCGCCGAAGTGCGCGTTGATCTGGGCCTGCAGTTTGCCGAAGGCAGCCAGGATTGAGTCGGCGGCGGCGATGGCCGCGTTCGTGGCGGTGCTGAGCCCGGTCAGCACGACGTCGCGCACGCGCGCGGCGGTGGTGTACTGGCTGTGCGGGTCGGCAGCGGCGACGTGGGCGGCCACGGCTGCGATGGCGGTTCCAGTCGGGTCTGCGCCTGCGTCGGCCGGCGTCAGCGTGACGGCGCCCGTCTTGCCGGCCACGCTCTGCACGGGTGCGGCAGCGGCGGCCTCGGCGGTGGTGGCGTACTGCGGGTGCGGGTCACTGGCGGCCAGGTGCGAGGCCATGCCAGCGGCAGAGGTGCCCGCCGGCTCGGCGCCGATATCGGCCGGGGTGAGCGCGTCGCTGCCGCCGGTGGCGTGGGTGCTCTTGTGCGTGGTGGGCGCGCGGGGATTGCTGAGACGTGGGTCGGCGTCGACCACGGCCGTGCCGGTGGTGGCCGAGGGCGGAAGGCCCGTTACCTGTGCGGCGCTGAAGCCCAGCCGCTGCGTCACCGGGTCATAGGTCAGCGGCGCGTCGACGCTGGAGACGCCGGACGGCATCTCGACCTCGACGACCATGGCCGGCTGCTGCACGACCTGGACGATGGGTGCCGGCTGCTGCACGACCTGGACGACGTTGCTCATCGCGTGGCCTCCGGGCGGATCTGCGCGGCGCCTTCGAGCAGGCGCAGGGCCTTGCCGTCTGTGGGCACGAGCTCGAGGTCGTAGACGGCCCAGATGGTCTGGCGCGTGTTGATCGCCGCGGTGGTTTCGTCGCTGGCCTCGATCAGGATGGTGCCGGCCGCGCCGCCCAGCGTGATGCCGCCGCCCGCTGCGGAGGTGAACGACAGCAGCGGGCTGGCTGCAGGGTAGCTTTCACGCACCTGCATGCGGGCGCTGTAGCCAGTCAGGTCCACCGCGACGCCGGCCGAGGTCTTGTAGACGAGCTGCAGGGTGAAGGTGGCACCCTGCTCGATGATGATGTCGTGGGTGGTCGCGGGCATGGCGGGGTTTGTCAGACGAAGGCGGTGAGGGCCTGCTCGGCGTGCTGCCGCCGCAAGTCGGCGTGCAGCATGGCGGGGCCGTTGACGGCGCGGGTGATGGCGTCCCACTGCGCCGAGTCGGCCAGGATGGACAGCTTGCGGGCGTGCCAGTACCAGGCGGCGGTGAGACAGGCGTCGCTGGGCTGCGCGACGAGCTCGGGCTGCTCGACGTAGGGCCGCGCGAGCGCCTCGGCGGCGTCGGCGTAGTTCGCTCGGCCGGTGAGCTGCACGATGCCGCGGCCGCGGTAGCGCCAGCCGTCGCCGCTGGCCTCGGGGCCGTTGCCCAGGCGCGAGTGGTAGACGCGCTTGGCCAGCGCCTGCGGGTTGCGCACCAGGCGCGCGGCGTCGGCCAGGCTGGGCACGCGCGACGGGAAGACGGAGCGGATGCGATCGGGCGTGGTGTAGTGCAGGTTTTCCTCGAGTCGCGTGAAGTCTCCGCTCTCGACCCGGCACTGCGCGACGAAACCGGCGACGCGCGCCGGGGTGGTGATGTCGAAGCGCGCGCACGCGGCGGCCAGCGGCTCGGCGAACTGGCGGGCCTGCGTGGGCGGCACGCCTGCGGCGATGAGCCGCTGCACCGTGATCAGGCTCACGGCTGCGGCTCCTGCGGCTTCTGCAGCGCAGGCTGCTGGACGAGGCGCGCGAGGATGACCAGCAGGCCAAGCACCGCAGCCACGCGCTCCTGCGGGATGCCGACGGCCTGCACCAGCGCGGCCTGCATGTCGAGCGGCAGCGCGCTCCAGGCGACGAGCAGCGAGGCGAGCTGCACGCTCCACATGCGGGGGGCCTGGCGGATGTTGTCGATGAGCTTCATGGCGTGGTTCCTTTGACCTTGAGGGCCGCGGCAATGGCGGGCCAGCCGCCGAGCATGTAGATGGCCAGCAGCGCGACGCCGGCCCACATGAGCTTGTCTGCGACGAAGCGCAGGCCACCCAGCAGCCAGCCGCCGGCAGCGTCGCGCGCCTGGCGCTTCATTGCCTCGCGGCCAGCCTGCCAGGTGGCCGGGTTGCCGACGGCCGCGACGATGCCGGCGGCCATCAGCTCGGGGATGCGGCGCTCCATGTCGAGCAGCGACTGCTGCATCTCGGCGTTCTTTTCGGACATGGTGCGGATGCCCACCGTCAGCTCGGCGATCTGCGTGGCCAGCATGTGGTGGTGCGTGGCCCAGACCTCGTGCTGCCGCTCGGCGGCGTCCATGCGGTCGTGCAGCGCGGCGACGTCGTCTATTGGCGGCAGGCTCATGGTCAGGGCGTCCTCGGGAAGCGGGTCTGCCGGGGCACGACGGGCAGCCGCACGTTGGCCGGGCCGACGAGGGCGTACTGGGCGGCGATTTCCATGCCGATGCGCGGCAGCGCGGCCAGGCGCTCGTTCCAGCGCGCTTGGTCGGCGCGGGTCACGTTGTCGGCCCGCAGGGACGGGTATTGGGCGCTGAACGTGGCCATGTGTCAGAGCTCGCCGATGCAGACGCTTGGAGCCACGGAACCGCCCACGCTCACGCGCACCGCGGCGTAGGTAACGCCGTTGACGCTCCAGGTAACGCGGTCGCCGTTGTTCAAACTTGCGCCCGTCGACCACAGATCACGAAACAAGCCGCGTGGGAATGATGGGGCCCCGCCTCTGCCGTTGACCACCACCCGGCTGACCCACGGCGCCGACTGATACGAGTTGGTGCGCGCTTGCGTCCACCAATTGCCCGCTCCAGCATCAATGTTGCTGGTGCCGTGCGCAGCCACTTGGCCGGCTGAAAAGTTGGTCGTATTGGCTACCGTCGTCATTGGCTCGCGAGTAGCAGAGCCGAAGTTCTGGGCGACGCTCACGTAATTGCTTGCGTTGCTTTGCCCAATGTTGCAGGCGAGCAAAGGAAACGGATCGTCGGTGGTTGAATAGAAGCTGTCGTACAGACCGATGTACCAGCCGAATCGCGGGCTGTTGACAGCAGTCCACGCCGCAATCGCTACCCGGTCGATTAGCGTGCTGTACGCATATGTGAACGCGGTTGTGGGCAGCGCGTGGCTGAGCGTGAACCCGGCCGGCAGCGCGGCGGCGGCCTGCGGGTTGATGTAGCCAGTGCCAGGCACCAGACTTGCGGTGTTTGGCGCGAACCGGATCGCCAGCTTGTTGGTGGCGTCCCAGTCTTCCATGACGCACCAGTAGAGCGTCGTCTGCCCGGTCGTGTCGTAGCCCAGGGCGAAGTACCAGTCGCTGCCGAAGAAGTTGCTGGCCGCCGGGCTGCGGTAGACGTTCCACGTCACGCCGCCGGCCGTGTGGCCCGTCTCCACGCGCACGTAGCCCACGCCGGTGATGTCGGGGTCGAGCAAGTCGAACAGCGCCTTGGCGGGCGTGGCGCTGGTGATGCTGCCGGTCTTGTAGGTCACGGCTGGGCCTCCTGCGCGATGGGGCGCGCCACCCAGTAGCGGCCGGCCCAGTGCGCTTCTTCGCCGTCGGCCACGCCGGGCCGCGGCGCGGCGATGACGTAGCCCAGCGCGGCGAGATCGGCGTCGGGCGGAAGGTCGGCCGGCAGCGGCGCGGGCTGCGCGCCGTGCAGGCTGTAGAGCTGGACGTAGGTGGTCATGCGAACGCCTCGACGCGGAGGGTGGCCAGGGTGAAGGTGCGCGAGCTGCTGGCGCGGTTGCGGATGCCGACGTAGACGGTGCCGGCGGCACCCTCGATGTAGACCGGCGCCGTGAGGTCAAAGGCCGGGCCGTTGACGTCAATGGCTTCGAGCCAGAGGTTGCCGCCGCCGGCCGCGGCGTCGCGGAGCTGCACGTCGAAGACGCCCGAATCGGTGGCGGTGATGTGCAGCCGGCTCAGCAGGCCGCGGGTGCAGACGGTGGAGACAGCCGTCCAGGCGAAGGCCGACTGGTTGGCCGCCTGGGTGCCGAGCGAGACGGCGGTCTTGGTGACCTTGTTCGAGCCGCCGCCGCCGCCGCCGGCCGAGGGCTGCGCGTTGACGATCTGCAGCGTCTGCGTGAGGCTGACGGTCGTTTCGGTGCCGGCAGAGTCGCGGATGGTCAGCGGGTAGGTGACGGTCACCAGCGTGGCCGCCGGGGTGCCGGGGTGCGATGCGCCTGCGGCGTGGTCAGCCACGACGCAGCGCTTGGAGCCGCTGCCGCTGCGCGCGCCGACGACCAGGTAGCCGGCTGGCGAGACGGTGGGCGTGCCGACGGTAAAACGCCCGTTGGCCAGCGTCGTGCCGTGGAAGGTGAGCGGGCGGTTGCCCTCGGTGACGCGGATCTGCGTGCCGGTGCCGGCCCACGACGTGACGACGCCGGCACTGTTGGCTGGCACGGTGACCGTGGCGCTGGTGAGCGTTTCCTCGGTGGTGTCAGGCGCGGTGTTCGGCGGGTCGACCGTAGTGGGGTCGACGGCCAGGTCGTCGGAGTAGACCGCAGCGTCGTACTCGGTGAGGCCCAGGCGCCAGCGGCCGGCGCTGGGCATCTCGATGCCCGTGACGCGGAACTTGGCGCTTGTCAGGCCCAACGGGTGGTTGACGGTGATGATGTCGCCGATGTCGTGCGCGATGCCCTGGTCGAAGACTTCGATGCTGGTCGTGCGATCGGTGAGCGTCAGCTTGTTCAGCCGCTCGGTGGCCTCGCGCCGGGCCTGCGCGTTGCGCTGGATGCCGGGCAGCTTGACGGAACTCAGCCGCCACGGCCGCGTGCTGCCGGCGCCGGTCAGGCTCACAAGCGCGCTGCGCTCGCGCCACGGGATGATGCTGGTGTCGGTCCACAGCACCTCGACGGCGGTCGGGCTGTTGGCCATGTCGCGCAGCGCCAGCGGCTCGATGCTGGCGATGTGGCCGCTGGCGTGGCTGTAGGTGGCCACCGACGAGCCCGCGGCGTCAGGGATCAGGCGCATGCCGTTGGCGCTGGGCACGACCCAGCAGCCGGCGTAGGCGCGCAGGGCTTCGAGCATTTCGAGCGCGCCGGTCGGCTGCACGAAGGCCAGGCCCATCAGGCGGCGGCGCTGCGACGACGCGCCGACGAACGCCTCGTTGGCGTCGGCCGCCGTCTTGACGCTGGCCCAGTCCACGGTGCGGCCGCAGCCGTAGAGGCTGTTGCTCAGCCAGTCGGCCAGCGCCAGCGCCGGCAGGTTGCTGTAGGCCCAGGTGCTGGGGTCGTTCAGCCGCTGCGAGCCCGAGCCGCCTGGCATGGTGCTGTCGGCCTGCGGGTTGTAGACCTTGCGGCCGCGGATGGTGGCGGTGAAGTCCAGCCGGCCCTCGAAGGCGCGGATGGGCAGGTCGATCACGCTGTAGGCGTAGCCGGCCAGCGTGTCGGGGTAGGTGATGCCGGCGGCGGCGAAGGCGGCCACCAGCGCGGCGTCGGCGGTGGTCTGCGTGCCGAGGTAGGTGGTGACGGTGGCGCCCGTGGGTAGCGCCTGGTCGGACAGGTAGACGTCCTGCACGGCGTCGCAGGCGAAGCACCAGAGCACCTGCACGAGAATGTTGGTGCTGCCGGTGCTGGGCCGGAGGACGTTGAGCAGCAGGCCGCCGATGCGGTCGCGGCCGTAGACGAGCGGCACGACCGAGCGCTGGCCGGCGGCGGCGAGCTGCCGATCACCACGCGCGGCGCCGTTCAGGGCCGAGGCGGGCGGTATCGTCAGGTCACCGTAGCGCAGCGAGACGCCGTTCATGCGTCACACCTCGGCGAGGCGCACGGTGGCCTCGAAGAAGTTGCCCACGCGCCGGTACTGCGGCGCGGCGACGAAGCGCACGGTGTAGGTGCTGCGGTCGGCCGGCCAGGTGTAGGTGACATCGGCCAGCCGCTCGGCAGCGTAGAACGTTTGGAGCGTGGTCTTCTCGGCCGCGGTGAGCAGGTGCCGCACCTCGAAGCTGGCCTTGTCGTGGTCGTAGAGACGGCGCACGCGCAGGCTGCCGTTCGTGGCGCGGGCCGGGTCGAAGCCGCCTTCGACTTCCATCGCGCTCTCGCGCAGGGTGAGGAGCGAGGGGTAGGCGGCCATCTATCGGCGCTCCAGGCGGTAGTCGATGCCGTTGATGCGCAGCACGGCGCCGGCCGGCAGCAGTTGCGTGAAGCCGTTCGCGGCGTTGACGAAGGTGCGCGGCGTGAGCGTGGCCTCGGCGGCGTCACGCAGGCTGATGGAGACCTCGGTCGCGCTGATCTGCGCGGCGGCGCCCACGGCGTCGGCCAGCCACACGACATCGGTCAACGAGGTCGCGGAGGCGTCGAAGCCCCAGATTCGGATGCTGCGGTCCTGCACGCCCTCGGACAGTACCAGCGTGCCGGCGCTGCCGTCGCGGTTGTCGAGCACCAGCGTGCCGCGCACCTGCAGCGCGCTGACCTGCAGGCCGTCGAGCCGCATGGCCTGGGCGCCCCAGCTGTAGCCGTTCCACGTCACGGCGCTGCGCGACGACCAGCGGCGCACGGTGTCGAAGCCGGCTTCGACGAGGATGCCGGGCCGGGTGACGGGAGCGCCCAGCGCGGCGCTCATGGCGGCGGTGAGGGACTTCACGTCACGGGTTCCAGTTCACGTTGACTTCGGTGCCGCCCGGTGCCGTGATGGCCACGCGCGGCGTGCTGCGGTTCAGCTCGAGCAGCTCGCGCAGCGTGGTGACCACTTGGTCGATGCCGGCGTTGATGCTGGTGAGCACGCTCACGGCAGGGCTTTCGGCGGACTGCGCACCCGGCGCGGCGCCAGGTGGCGTCAGCGGGCCGGTGTTAGGCGCCTGGCCGGCAGCGCTGAGCAGGTCGCCGCCGTCGGTGCCGAAGTAGTCGCTCAGGCCGGCGAACGTGCCCGACACGCCCAGCAGCGCGGCGAGCTGCTTGCGGCCGGCCTCGGTCGTCGGGTCGATGCTCTCGACCAGGGCGCGGAACTCCTCGCGGGTGTCGAGGCCGCGAAGCTGGTCCTCGGTCAGGCCGGCGCCGAGCAGGGTGTCGCGCACTTCGCGCGCTTGCAGGCCGGCGATCTCCTCGCGGCGGAAGAAGTTCTGGACGTAGCTCTGGGTCTGGTTGGCGAGGTTTTCCAAGCCGCCCGCGAAGTCGACCAGCTCCTTCATGGCGTCGCCCGACAGGTCGGAGACGCGCAGGAACACGCCGCCGAGCGGCTCCATGAAGCGCTGCAGCTCGACCATGCCGGCCTGCAGCCGGGCGATGCCTTCGACGGTGTTGTTGAACAGGTCGGTGGCGCGTTCGAGGTTGCCTTCGCCCAGCGTGGCGATGCTCTCGTCGAACTTCTTCAGCTCGTCGCGCGCCCACTGCGAGAGGTCGAGCGTGTCGAGCGCGGCCCGGGTCTGCTTGAGCACGTCGAGGCCGAATGCCTGGAAGGCCTGCGCGCCGTCGCTGCCGTAGCGCGCGAAGTCGGCACCGCCGAGGTTCACCAGCGAGCGGCCGTCGGCGCTGAGCTGGAAGTTGCCGATCGAGGCGTCGCGGCCATCCGCGGCGAAGCTGATGACCGACTGCGCGGTGCCCTGCGCACCGAAGGCGCTGGCGAAGCGGTTGAAGCCGCCCGTGGCGATGCCGGCCAGCGTGCGCAGGCCCTGGTCGGTGCCCTGGTCGTAGTTGTTCAAGATGCCGGCCCAGTCGGCATCACGGGCCAGCGACTGGGTGCCGTCGGCCATGGTGCGCACGATGGAGCCGCGGTGCGGGGTGCCGGCGCCGCCGGAGAACACCTTGTCGAGCCAGGAGCCGATGGTGTTGCCGATCATCCCGCCAAGCGGGCCGCCGATCGCGGTGCCCACGGCCTGGCCGATGGCCTGCCCCCACTTTCCGTCTTCGGCTGCCTTGAAGGCCTGGTAGTAGCTGGCGACCTCGCCCAGCGTGCCGGCGACCTTGCCGATGGTGTCGGAGGCGTCCATCAGCGAAGTGCCGAAGTCCGCCCACTCGCGGGACGATGCGAGTTGCTGCCCGATCCGGTTCACGCCATTGGAGACCGAACCGCCGAAGTCGGTGAACCAGTTGGACCCGGGCATGTTGCCGGCGCCGCCCATGCCCGGCAGACCACCGACGCCGATCGTCCCGCCGCCGCCCCAGTTGTAGCCGCCGAAGCCAGCGCCGCTGCCGGTCGAAGCTCCGGCCGAACTGGGCAGGCCGAGGAACGACGAGACGATGCCAGAGACAGTGCCAGCAACCGGCCGCACGACGGCCTGGATGATGGGCCGCAGCACCTCGCTGCGGAACAGGCCCTTGATGTACTCCCACGCGCTCTTGCCGCCGTTCATCAGTGCGTCGGTCAGCGCGCGCTCGATGTTGTCGGTGGTGCGCTGCCACTGGGCCTCGATCTCGCGGGTCTGCTCGACGCTTTCGCGCACGGTCTCGCGGTTGACTACGGCCGCACGGATCTTGGCGGCGTACTGCTCGTAGGCGTAGCTGCCGCGCTCCAGGCCGGTGCGCTCCAGCTCACGCAGGGCGATGGCGACCTCACGCTCGGTGTTGGTCTGCGTCAGGGCGCGGGTCTCGTCTTCGATGGCCTGCACCATGTCGGCCGCGCTCTTGAGCGAGCGGTCGATGGCGGCTTCGGCTTCTTCATACTTGGCGACGTCGCGCAGGTCACGCGCCGCGGCCAGCTCGCGCTCGGCCTGGGCGCTGCGGCGCAGCTGGGCCTCGAGGTCGGCCTCGGCCTTTTCGTAGGCGGCGATGGCGCGGAGGCTGCGCTCGGCGAAGATTTCGGCTTCGGTGGGGCCGGTGCGGCGGGTCGCCCTGTTGCTGACTCCTCCGGTTGCCGGAGGCGCCTGCAGGTTGGCCCCCTGCACGCCCTGCTGCCGCAGCAGCTTGGACATCTCGGCGTTGTACTCGCTCAGGCTGAGCGTTCCCTGTCGCAGAGCGTCGCGCTGGGCAATGATGCGGGCGGTGGAGCCGATCACGCGCTCGGTGAAGGCGTCGAGCCGGGCGCGGGCGGTCTCGCTCTCGCGGTTGAAGCGCTCCCGCAGCTCCATGCCCTCGTCGAACTTGCCCTGCATCAGCAGCTCGCGCACGCGCTGGGTGGCGACGATCTGCTGCACGATCCGGTCGAACGTGAAGGCGACGTTGGCACCCAGCACGACCAGGGCCTCCATGCTGGTGCCCAGCGCCAGCACGACACCCTCGGCCGCGCTGAACTCGCCGGCCATGGTCTTGGTGTCCTTGGCCACGAGCTGCGCCGCGCGGCCGAACTCGCCCAGCACACCGGCCACACCGCCCACGATGCTGGCGATGCCGGCGCTGGAGCCGGTGATCTGGTCGAGGCTGGCAGCCAGGAGGGTGGCGTCGTTGCGCAGCTGCTGGAAGGCGCCGCCGATTGTCTGCGGCAGGGTGGCGGCTTCGGCCTGCAGGCGGCCGAGCTGGCCGATCAGGGCCTTGCCCACCACATCGGCGGTCAGCTGGCCGGCCTCGGCCATGGCGCGAAGTTCGCCCCGGTTGCGCCCGAGGCCGTCGGCCAGCGCCTGCATGAGCCGCGGCGCGGCTTCGTTGACGCTGTTGAACTCCTCGCCGCGCAGCGCGCCGGCGGCCAGCGCCTGGCTGAACTGCAGGATGGCCGACGAGGACTCGGCGCTCGACGCGCCGACGATGCGCAGCGAGGTGGCGACGGCCTCGGTGATGGCGGCGGTGTCGCGGGCGCTGCCGCCCAGGCGGCGCACCGGGTCGGCCAGCCGCGAATAGAGCGTGGCGGTGTCGGCCAGGGCGGTGTTGTTGGCCTGGGCGATGCGGTAGACATCGGCCTGCGCCGCGGCGAATTCCTGCGCGCTGGTGGTGGCCAGGCGCAGCCGCGCGTTGACTTGGGCCATGCCGTCGGCGGCCTGGAAGAACTCACGCACCGACAGGCCGGCGGCGAGGCCGGCGAACGCGCCACGCAGCGTGCCGAGCGTGCGGTCGATCGACTGCGCCGCGCCGCCCAGGCGGCCTAGGCTCTGCGCGGCGCGGTCGATCTCGGCGCTGGTCTGCGCGGCGCCTTCGGCGCTGATGCGAATGCCGATGTTCTGCTGCATCAGTCGCTACCCCATCGGCTGGTCGTCGTCGCGCCGCGCGTAGACCTCCAGGACGGCGTGCTCGCAGCCGCGCAGCAGGTGCATGCGCTCGCGCAGCTCGTCACCCGCGAGGCCTTCCACGTCACGCAGCCACGCGAGCGCGGCGGCGTAGTCCAGACCCGTGGCGCCGGCCATGCTGGTGCGCCACTGAGTCTGCAGCGCGCACCAGGTCTCCCAGGCCGGCAGGTTGCACCGCCAGAGGAAGACCTCGTCGTCGCCCGTGCCGCCAGGGCCGAGCGCAGCCAGTGCCTGCTCGAAGGCGTGGGCTGGCTGCTGGCGGCGCTGGGCATGCTCGGCTGCTGCACGGGCGACGTCTGCTAGTTTTTTGCGCGGGCGCCGCAGTCGGTGATGTAGGCGCCCAGCATCAGGCGGCCGATGCCCGGGATCTGCAGCAGCTGGGCGAGCGCCTCGCGGCTGTAGGGGATCTCGCCGGCCTCGGCCTTGACGCCCTGCCACGACTCGATGACGCCGGCGAGGAACTCCTCCACAAGCTGGTCGCTGTTGGTGAGCTGGTCGGCGAGCTCGTCGGCCGACAGGCGCCGGGCGACGAAGGAGAAGTCGAACGGCTGCGGGCCGCTGGCGTCGGCGATGGTGCCGCTGACCTTGCAGCGCACCTTGTCACTGACGTTGATCTTGATCGACATGAGGATGGGTCCGATAGCTGACGGGTCCGATCAGGAGGTGGGGCGCGGCGTGCCGGACTCGGACCCATCGGATCCGGCGCGCGGGAGGAGAAGCCGCGTGCCGCGCCCCGAAACCGTCAGGCGTAGGTGATGAACCGGCCCAGCATGGCGATGCCGCACTGCACGGTGTTGACCTGGTTGCGCTGCATGGCAGGCATCTCGGAGACCGTCAGGTGGCCGTAGCCGTAGCCCGTGCCGCCGCCGGCCATCACGACCTTGAACGCGACCTTGGCGAGGCGGCGCGAGATGTCGAGCATCGTCTGGTACCCAGCGAGGTTGGGGTCGTGCGCAAGGCTGAGCGTGAGCTGCGTCGGGTTGAAGCCGGTGGGCACCGCGATGCTGTTGCGGCGGGCCAGCAGCTCGACGTTGGTGAAGCGCGCGTCACCGCCGCTGGCGCTGATGTTCAGCACCTGCGGGATCTCGACCCAGGAGCTGATCTTCTGCGCCGAGCCGGCGCCGGCGCCGGCGGCGAACCAGGTGGTGTCGGAGCTGTTCAGGCCCTTGATGCCGAAGGTGTCGGCGGTGAGCTGGTCGGCGAGGTAGACGCTGTCGGTGGCGTCTTCCCAGCCCGAGGCGAGCAGGATCTCGTCGTTGTCGGCGTAGCCGTGCGCGGTGGCCGTGGCCACGCCGGGGTTGGCGTTGCTGATGCCGGTGATGGTCTTGGCGGTGGCGAAGGTCTGCGAGAGGTAGAACTTCGAGCCTTCGGCGAAGTAGAAAGCCATGGTGGCGGGCTCCTGTCAGGAAAGGTTGGTGCCCGCCGTGCGGATGCGGGCGGCAAGGACAAAGGTGGCGGCGGCGAACTTCTCGGCCTCGGCGTCGAAGTCGAAGGTGATGCCCTGGGGCTCGAGCCCGGCGGTGATGACGCCGCCGAGGGTCGGGTCGGCCATGAGGCGGCCGTAGACGGCCTGGACGAGCGAGTCGATGGCGGCGTCGGGCGCGGTGGTGGTGCTGCGCGCGTAGCACTCGACGGCCACGCGGACCTGCCAGGCCTCGGGGCCGCCGAAGCCGTAGAGCGAGGCTTCCTCGCGCGTGGCGTCGATGGGGCGCACGGCCACGGCCGAGGTGGTGGCCTCGCTCCAGGGCCGCAGGCGAACCCGCGCGACGTTGGCCGAGACGGCCGGCGCGGCCTGCAGGGCAGCCACGACGGCGCCGACGACCTGCGAGACGACGGTGGTCATGCGGCCACCTCCAGCAGCAGCGTGCTGATGCCGGTGCCGTCAGGCTGGTGCTCGACGATGGTGTACGCCCTGCCCTGCACGACGACCGGTCGGCCCTCCGGCGTGGGCGGCACGTGCGCGGTGGGCAGCTGCAGCGCGGGGCCGCGCGAGGCCATGCCCAGCCCGGCGACGCTGGCCACCGTGTGGCCGTTGTCGAAGATGCCGGCGCGCTGGATGCCGCCGAGCTGCACCACCACGTTCGCCAGCCGCGCGAAGACGGCCGCGTTGACGCGGGCTTCGAGGGCGGCGAACGGGGCGGCGGGCATGGTGGCGGGCGCGGCTTAGACCGTGGCGTTCAGCCGCACGACGGCGGTGGTCTGGCCGTTGGTCTTGGCGACCCAGAGTGCGCCGACCTTGAGGTTGGAGCCGACGGTCGTGGTGATGCGCTTGTTGGTGTTGTCCCAGTACACGACCGTGCCGACGCTGCCGGTGTCGGTACCGAGGGCCGTCAGTTCGTAGACGCCTTCGAGAGCCATCTCGACGGTGGCGCCATTGAGCGCCGCCGCAGAGGCGACGCCGAACAGGGAGCCCACCTGCATGCCGGCGCCCGAGGCGACGTCGTAGGGGGCGGCGACGGTGAGCACGTCACCGTCCTGGATGAAGTTGCGCATGGTGCTGTTCCTTGCTGCTGTGCGTGGTGTGCGTCAGCCGGGCGCCCGTGCGGGCGCCCGGTGGGTCATCAGGCGCCGTTGGCCTTGTAGAGGCCGCGGAAGTCGATCGCCTTGGCGCCGAAGTCCAGGCGGCACTTGTAGGAGACGCCGTCGACCTCGAAGCCGACGTCGCTCTCGATGACCGGGCCTTCGGCGCCGTCGAGGTAGCAGTACTCGACGGTGTCGACCTGCGAGCTGGCGGCGGCCAGGTACCACGCCGAGGCGCTGGAGGCGTCCAGCAGCGGCTCGACCACGGGCTCCAGCGCGGTGCGGCCACCGGTGCGGAACTCGTTGATGTTGCTCGGCTGGGCCGGCATGTACTGGTTGCTGGTGAGCTGGTAGGCGGTCTGCTCCAGCGCGGCCGGCACGATGAGGAAGCTCGGCGCGAGGTTGAGCTCCTCGCCGGCCAGGCCCTTCTGCACGCGCATGGCAGCGCGCGCCGTGGACAGGCTCGACAGCTGCAGCGCGCTGCCGGCACCGGTGCCGAGGTTGGCGTGGCCGCCGGCCGTGGTGATGGCGGTGCTGTTGAACAGCGCGCCGCCGTCGGCCAGGTTGGCGTTGGCGGTGAGCTGGCTGTAGACCGTGCGGTTCTCCAGCCGGCGGGCCGCGAAGCCGAAGGCGGTGACCAGGCGGTCGAAGGCGCGCAGGTCGTCGTTGATGATGGCCTGACGGGTCAGGCTGACGATGCGGCCGTAGGTGATGACGGCGTAGGTCTCGGCGCCGTCGCGCATCGTGCCGTACTTGAACTCGCCGTGCTCGTTGGTCTGCAGCAGATCCGGGGCACCAGAGAGCTGCACCACGCTGACGTTCTTGAAGTCGGGCGCGTTCGGGCCGCGGCGAGCCCACATGGCGTAGGTGCCGGGGTTCTCGTCGTAGGCGCCGCGAAGGCGCTTGTTGGCGACGTTGGCGAACAGCGAGGAGAAGTCGCTGGTGGTGTGCATGCCGCCGGCACGGAAGTGCAGGATGCGGCCGGCCAGGGTGACACGGTCCACGCCGCGGGTCTGCTGGCCGTGGGCCTCGAGGAAGGCGCGGCCGATCTCCAGCAGCGACATGCCGCGGTACTGGCGGCCGTTGTCGTCGAGCTGGGTGCGCGGGGCGATGCGGTGCAGGATGGCCTGCTCGATGCCCGCCATGCGCGTGGCCATCTCGTCGGAGACAGTCTCGACGCGCGTGGCGCCGACGTTGCGGTGGCCGCCCGAGGCGGCGTCACGCACGGCCAGCTCGGCCAGCACGGCGGCGCGGGCGCCGTCGAGGCCCTGGCCGGAGCGGATCAGGCCGGCGGCCAGCTGCGGCACGCCGTGGCGCACGCACAGGTCGGTGATGTCGGCGGCGGTCTGCGCGGGCTGCGCGTCGGCGCGCTGCTGCGCCGCAGGCTGCGCAGCCGGGGCGGGATTGGTGTCGGCGGCCGGGGCGGCGCTGCCGGGCTGGAGCGAGTCGTCCATCGAAGTCCTCGAGGTGGTGGGTTGGGCAGGTGCCCGGGTAGCGTCGGCAGCAGGGGCCGACACGAACAGGCACGGCGTGCCGCCATGCGCAGGGTCGCCACGGGTGCCGCTGCCGGCATCCGCGGGAATGGGGACGAAGGAGAGTTCGGCGGGCTGCCAGGCGACAGCCCGGTACAGCGGCACGGTGCCGCCGTCGGTGCGGTTGGCCGCGGCCACCACTTCGTAGCGCTGGACGTTGTAGCCCACGCTGATGTTGCGGATGATCCCGGCCTCGATGTCGCGCACGAGGCCGGCAAGCTCCTCGCGCTCGCTCAGGCGCAGGGTGGCGCGGCCCTCTCCGCCCTCGACGCTGGCGCGCAGCACGACGCCGATCTGCGAGTCGAGGCCGTAGGCGCGGTGGGAGTCCAGCACCGGGGCGGCGCCACTGGCCAGGCGGGAGAGGTCGACGGCCTCGGCGCTGACGACGAGCTCCTCGTCATAGGCCTGGCCGGTCCACCAGTCCATTCGGCGCACCTTGGCGCCGGTGGTCCAGATGACGTCGACGGTGCGCTCGGCAGCGTTGAAGCTGCTCGGCGCGATGCTGGCGGCGCGCTGCTGCGTGGGCAGCAGGTGCGAATTGCCGGCAGAGGTCTGCGGGGTTGTCATGGCGCCCATGCTCGGGCGCCGCGTGTCTCAATTCCAGGAAACGTGAGACAACTTGTAGAACTGCGCGTTCAGGTTGCGGGCGGCGCCGGCTCGGCCGTGGCAGCCTGGCCGGTCTGCAGCTGCAGCAGCAGGTCGAGCGTGCCATCGGCCCGCAGGCGCTCGAAGTCGCTGCGCAGCTCGCGGAACACGAGGTCGGGCTTGTAGCCCCGGCGGCGCAGCTTCTCGCTGATGGTGCTCAGGCCGCCGGAGATCTCGGCCAGGTCGGCCTTGACGTCCTGCTCGGGGTTGACGTAGTCCCACTTCGGCGTGGACCAGTCGACGGCGTAGTCGGCACGCGGCAGCGCGCCACCGAGCACCGCAGCGTCGATGAAGGCCCGCCAGATCGGCACGCACAGGCGCGGGATGACGGTGAGCCACTGCAGCTGCTCGGCGCCGCGGCGGAACTCCAGCAGCGCGACGCGGGCGCTGGAGAAGTTCACCTCCTTGACGTCACCGGTGAGCATCTCGTAGGTGACGCCCATGCCGGCGGCGATGAGGTGGAGGTTGAAACGCAGGTAGTCGACGTAGCCCGGCGCGGCCTTGGGCTCGACGACGGTGAGCGACATGCCCGTCGGCACCTGAGTGATGCTGCCGCTGGCCAGGGTGCCGAGCTCGCCATTGGCACGCACGGCGCTCTGCTCCTGGCTCTCGGACAGCGACATGGTGGAGGGGTCGCCGCTGGCGAGAACGGCCAGCCGGGTCTCGAGGTTCTTGCGCTGCAGCTCGGCGTCTTCGTAGAGCTGCAGGTCGCGCACGCGGGCGATGACTGGCGCCAGGCGCGGGAAGCCTCGCCCCTGGCCCGGGCGCTCGGGGTTGTAGAGGTGGATGATGCTGCTGGCCGGCACGGCGTAGCTCGCGGCACGGCCGCGCCGCGGCACGGTGATGTCGCCCGGGTGCTGGTCCCACAGCCAGTAGGCCAGCGGGCGGCCCAGCACGTCGTACTCGATGCCGCCGACGATGGTGTTGCCGTTCGGCGCGACGCCGGTCTTGGAGGTGTCGAGCCAGTCGATCTCGAGCAGCTGCAGCTGCAGGGGCACGGGCAGGCCGTCTTCGCGGCGCCGCGTGCGCAGGCGGATCAGCACCTCGCCGTCCTGTTCCATGGCCCGGTAGGCGGCGGCCTGGATGCCGTAGAGGTCGAGGCGGCCGTCGGCGTCGGCCACCTGCGCCCAGTCGTTCCACAGGCGGTCAATGGCGGAGGCGTTCTGCGCGAGGCTGCGCGGGGTGATGCCGGTGCCGATGATGTTGGCGACCAGGCTGTCGAGGCCGCGGCGCACATAGGGAACGTTCTGCACGAGGGCACGCGAGCGGGCACGCAGGCTGGAAGCATCGGCCAGGTGGTCGGTGTTGGCGCTGGCGCCGCTGCGCCGGGGCCGCCAGCCGTCACGCTGGCTGGCACCTTCGTAGGCCCGCGTGAGAGCCTCGCGCGCACGCATGCGGCGAATGGCCGTGGCCGGGGCGAGGTAGCCGACGAGGCGGTCGAGCAGGTTGGGCGCGGTGGCGTCGGCCATGGATCAGTCCCCGCGGGCGGTGGTGAAGCGCACGCTGTACGAGCCACGGCGCACCGCAGCGGTGTTGCCCTGGGCATCGAGCTCGGCCTTGATGAGGCGCCGCGCCCGCTCGAGGTCGGACACGCTGCGGTAGGTGACCTCGCGGTCACCCACCTTCGCGGAGAGTTCGCCCGAGGCAAGGGCGGTCTCGATGGCGGTCAGGTCTGCGGCAGTGAAGGGCATGGCGGCTCCGAAGCTACGGGCTGGGCTGTCTCATTTCCAGGAAACGTGAGACGGGATGCGGCCGGCACGTGGAAGGGGCTCTGGCCAGCGGCAGGCCTGCGCGCCTGCTTAAGCACGCGGTAGACGGTGGCGCGGCTGATCTGCAGGCAGCGCGCCACCTCGGTGGCGTTGCGTCCATCGAACAGGCGCAGCACGCTGGCGGCAAGCTCCTGGCGCGCGGTGGCGGGCTGGCTGGTGATGTAGCACTCCTCGCCCGCGAACTCGGCACGCACGGCGGCCTGCAGGGTTTCAAGCTCGGCCGGCGGCAGGCCCCTGAGCCTGGGGTCGTCGGCCAGGAAGTCGAAGATGCGATCCACGAGGTCGGGCTCGCGCTGGCGGCGCAGCACCGGGCGGGACGGGCGATGGGCGGGGCGGGTGTTGTCGTTCGGCATGGCAGCGGTGGGCTGGGGTCACCAGGCGCGGGAGAACGGGCGAGGCTGGGGTGGTGGGGGAGCGGGATCGGGGGCGGCGGCCGACGAAGCGCTGGCCGCAGGAGGCGGGGCCGGTGGCGGTGGCGGCAGAACTGAGGCCTCAGGCGCGGGGTCAGCCGCAGGGCTGGGCTGCGCGGCCGGCTCGCCGGCCGGCGCCGGCGCGGCGTCGAACAGGTCGCGCGACTCCACCCTGCCCTGCCACTTCTCCCAGTCGCCCTCCTTCCAGCGGTCGATGCCGCCAAAGATGGCCGCGGCCAGGGCGTAGACGGCGCAGTCGAGCGCTTCGTTGCGGCGACCCGCGGGCTTGACCCACTCCAGGCGCTGGCGGCCGGCCTGGAACTTGGTGACCAGGCGCTCGGCGGTGAGCTGCTCGAAGACCTCGGGCGCCAGGTGCCGGCTGAGGTGGACGTACCCGGGGCCGGGCTCGGTCAGGCGCAGCCGGCCGTAGATCTCGGCCTTCGCGGTGTCGGTGCCGATCGGCCAGAGCTTGACGCCGTGCTTGAGCCGCTGGCCGCGCCAGCTGATGTCCTGATCGGTCGGCTTGCCGAGGATGGCCTTGCCGCCGATGCTGCTGCCCTTCACGGCGTAGACGTGGGCGTGCTGGTGGCGGCGCGCGTAGTCGTAGACGGCCTGTGTGTGGTGGCCGCCGGAGTCGATGAAGCTGGCCAGGACGGGCACGGGCTTGCCGCTGGCGTGCAGCACCGGGGTGCGGCGGTACTCGGTGAGCGCCGTCCAGGGGCTGCCGGCTTCGCCCTCGGGGATGGCCGGGTCGCCGTAGAACACGGCACGGTCCACGAGCTGGCGCTCCATTCCGCGGCCCCAAGCCCAGAGGTAGGCCTCGAGGCGGTCGCCCTGGACGTCGGCGCCCATGGTCATGACGTAGTGCCCCCACGTGACGACGCGCAGCGGGAGGTCTTCGGCGCGCTTGCGCAGTGCGTGCTCGTCGGCCTTGTCGCCCTGCTCCTCGAAGGTCTCGGCCAGGCGGGTGTTGATGAAGGCGCGCAGCAGGGTGACGTCGCCCGCGCGGGCGGCAGTGTGGGCACGCTCCCACTCGATCACCAGCTCGGACCAGCTGAGCCAGCCGAGCGGCGAGTACAGGCTGCTGAGGTGGAAGCCGCGCACGCGGCCGGCCTGCGCGCCCGGCCGCTCGGGCACCCAGGCGCCGGCGGCCAGCATGGCCGGCTTGTGGTGCTCGCGGATCTCGCTGCCGCAGGCCCGGCAGACGTAGCGCACGGTGTCGGGCAGCGCGGCGCCGGTGACGGGGTCGCGGTCCCACTTGATGCCGTGCGCCTGGTCGGCGCCCCACTCCAGCGCCTGGGCGTCGCCGCAGTGCGGGCACGGCACGTGGAAGCGACAGCGGTCGCTGGCCTGATAGGCGGTCTCGATCCGGCTGAACCCGCGCGTGGTCGGGGTGCTGGTCTTCAGGCGCTTGCGCCGCGCGAAGGTGGTCTGCCGCGCTTCGGCCAGGGCGATGGGGTCACCCTCGCCGTCGACGTCGAGCGGGTAGCCGTCGATCTCGTCGAGGAACAGGTCGCGCACCGGCATCGAGCGCAGGCCGGCCGCGGAGTTGGCGCCGGCCACGGCCATGAAGCCACCCGGAAACTCCTTCAGCAGCGTGGTGTTGGCCTCGTCGCGGCTGCGGTTCTCCTTGACGCGCTCACGCAGGCGCGGGCTCTCCTCGATCATCGGCGACAGGCGCTGCCGGCTGTAGCGCTTGGCCATGTCGATCGTCGGCTGGACGATCATGATCGGGCCGGGGTTGGTGTCGGCCAGGTAGCCGAGCCAGTTGCTGCCAATGGTGGTCTTGCTGGTCTGCGCCCCCCACATGAGCACGACCTCCTCGACGGGGCTGTGCTGGCTGAGGCAGTCCATCGGCTCGCGGGCGTAGGGCGTGCGCGCGGCGCGATACGGGCCGGGCTCGGCGCTGTCCTTGCCGCTGAGGATCCGGTGACGCTCGGCCCACTGCGTCACGTTCAGCCGTGGAGGCGGCGCGAGGTACTGGCGCCAGAGTTCAGCGACCAGCTGCTCGGCGTCGAGCAGCGCGGTGGAGTCGTCGCGGGCGCCCATCAGGCAGTGCCCTCGGTCATCTGCTCAAGCAGGGCGTGCAGCTCTGCCTGCAGGGTGTCGTGGCAGCGGGCGGCGTCGGCCTCGGCAGCCAGCACCGGCGCCAAACGGGCGGGCAGTTGCAGGAGGCTCTCGCGCAGCGCCGCCAGTCGGCGGGCCTGGGCGGCGCGGACGTCAGCCGCGCGCACGAGCTCGCTGCGCTGTTCGGCCAGCTTGAGCTCGGCCAGATCGGCCTCGGCTTTTTCGCGCCGGGCCTTGCTGGCCCAGTAGCCGTCGTCGCCCTCCTCGTCAGCGCGGCCGCGCGCCGGGCCGGCCGGGGCCTGCAGGTTGGCGTCGTCGGTCGAGCGGCTGCCAGCGCGGACGCGAGTGTTGCGCGCCCACTGCGCATCGGCAGCCACCGGGTCGATCTTCCCGTCGATCAGCGAGATCCGCCCGTCGCGCACGGCCCGACGCACAGCGCCCTCGGTGCAGCCGCGCCGGCGCGCGTACTCCGTCTGCGTGATGAGTTCGACCGTACCTACTGGCATCGTCGCACCTTCAGCCGTACAAAGCGGCAGGTTGACCCACTAGCGAAACAGCGGGTCTTTTCTCC